ATGAGCAAATCCCCTGATCACGCCCCTGAGGCGAACGATATTACCGTGGGCAGCGTTTTACGTTCGCCCGCGCTGTTAACCCGCGAGTGTCTGGCGGGCGTCATTACCGCTTTGGCATTGATCCCAGAAGTCATCTCCTTTTCAGTTATTGCCGGTGTCGATCCGAAAGTGAGTTTGGTCGCTTCGGTGGTGTTGTGTCTGACCTTGTCGATTTTAGGTGGCCGTCCGGCGATGGTCACGGCGGCGGCTGGCTCAGTGGCGCTGGTGATTGGCCCGATGGTGCACGCGCACGGTGTGGAGTACATCCTGCCTGCCGTGATCTTCGGCGGTATCATCCAAATCATCTTTGGCCTGGGCGGGCTATCGCGCATGATGCGTTATATTCCGCGCTCGGTGATGCTGGGTTTTGTCAACGCGCTGGGTATCCTGATCTTCTTTGCTCAGGTGCCGCATGTTTGGGGTCAGTCTGGATTGGTCTGGGTGCTGTTTGCCGCAACGCTGGCCATCGTGTTGTTGTTGCCAAAAGTACTGAAGAGCGTGCCGTCACCGCTGGTGGCGATTGTGGCCGTCACCGCTGTGGCATTGCTGCTGGGCTATCGCGTGCCCAATGTGGGAGATGAAGGCCCGATGAGTGCGGGTTTGCCCGGCTTTACGACCCTGCTGGTGCCGTTTAATCTGCAAACGCTGCAGATCGTCTGGCCGACAGCACTGAGTATCGCGTTTGTTGGCTTAATGGAGTCGTTGCTGACCGCCAAACTGGTGGACGATATTACCGATACCCCATCCGGAAAACGCCGTGAATCCTGGGCGCTCGGCATCGGCAATATTTTAGCCGGATTTTACGGCGGCATTGCGGGCTGCGCGATGATTGGCCAGACCATCGTTAACGTGGAACTGGGTAAAGCACGCACCCGCATTTCCACCCTCGCGGCGGGTATTGTGCTACTGCTGATGGTAACCGGGCTGAGCCAGATTATGGCGCAAATTCCCATGGTGGTTTTGGCCGCCATTATGATGGTGGTGGCGGTGAAAACCGTGAACTGGCATAGCCTGCAGCCCGCTACGCTCAAGCGCATGCCGTGGTCAGAAACCTCAGTGATGGTACTGACCGTGGTTGTCACCGTCTGGACCGGCAACCTGGCGCTGGGCGTACTGATCGGCGTTATTCTCGCCATGATGCTGTTTGCCCGCCGTATTGCCCATGTGATCCATGCCGAGCGCCAGTTGAGCGATGACGGTGAGCAAGTGTATTACACCGTGCGTGGCCCGCTGTTCTTTGGCAGCAGCAATGATTTATTTGAGCATTTCGATTACGGCCACGATCCGAAAATCGTCACCATTGATCTGACGCACGCCCAGATCTGGGACGCATCCAGTGTCGCCGCGCTGGATGCCATTGAATATCGCTACCAACGCCACGGTGCAACCGTGCAGGTTATCGGGTTGGATAACCGCAGCAGCGATTTCCGCGATCGGTTAAGTGGCAATTTGGGATGATTGGCGTGGCGCTTTAGCGGCCTGTCAGCGCAATTTTACGGTAACACCCAGCGGCTATTTCTGACGAAATAGCCGTTTTTTATATCCGGAAAGGTTGCGAACAGGTATTAGGGCATAAACAACAAAAACAAAAAAACCGCCCTTGGGCGGTCACGACATTGCTTATATTGCTTTGTTTTAATTCGTTTTTATTTACTACTGAATATGGTGCCCGGGGCGGGACTTGAACCCGCACAGCCATAAGCCGAGGGATTTTAAATCAGTCTTTTTAATCACTTTAAACAACAATTTAACCAATATATTCATAATATAATGAAATCACATGACTTATATAAATCATATAGTTAGTGATTCACTCATTCGCTTATTATGAAGATATATTTGGAGTTTTTGAAGCGTTGAGTGGAAGTTATAAAATTTCGAACTTTTCACAAAAAAAGGCGCACAAGGCGCCCTATTATCAATCATTACTTAAAAAAGTAAACGCGACGAACCGCTGTGGGCGTATGCCCAAATGTGTGAGGTGTATGGGTCGTGCCCGTACCAAAAATACGCGATTGAATCACCTCTTAATGAACCAAACAGATAAGCAATTAAAACTAGAACTACTGGGACGGCAGCAGCAATAGCCAGAAAGTAAAAGGCTTTCCACATTAACTTAGGATACGCGCTACGAAGACGGTTGATAATGGAGGAAAGTACAAAAAGCCAGATAAATGCGATAATCGGCATCGCAAAATAAACGCCGGTAGTGCCAAAAAATATGCCAAGTAGTAAGGCGCTCCAGCCACCTTAACGGCTAAATCCCATGCCGTGTAAAGCAATGAACCTATCCAGCTGAAAGGCGCGGGGGTGTTCATAAGGAGCCATGAGGCGTTTAGTGCCGGAAATGCAACTAACCAGTACAACACTAATACCGGCCCAATGAATGCTATCAGCGTTTTGAACTCATCCCAACTGATATCGATACCACCAGCGCCTCCGCCTCCGCCTCCAGATGCATGATCAGTTTGTGGATGTAATGCAGCCTGTAAATCCCTCTCATGGCGGTAAGCTGCATCCGCGTAGTCAAATTCCTGCGTATTGTCCGCGTAGGTTCTATATTTCCCGTTTTCGTCTCTGTAAACACTCATTCCTACATCCTTATTTGAGAATATTCTGAACGATTATTTAATCAATCACAGTGTTTAGCAAGACATGAAAAAGGGCGCAAATGCGCCCTTCCCACTCCACTAAGTAACAGGTACTGCTGGTTGTCGTCAATTTCTAAGCCGGGAGAGTCACCTCGCCACTGGCAGGTCCGAATATCGAGTGGTGTATGCCGGAGACAACATTTCCCGCTTCATTGTCCACGATTTCTGAATACCCTGACCTGCGAACCATGGCTTCCACTTCCCGCTTTGGTCTGAGCCGTTAGTATCAAATGCCGCTTCGCTAGCTTTTCCTCAGTGCCATCCTATTATCAATGTGTCACTTCTACTTACCTGTGATGTTGACCAACTCTCATTGGAAATGTTTGGCATAGGATTGTGCCAGCCCGGCCTGCCACCAGTAACGGGCTTTTATTTTTCAATAGGGTATGACGCAGGTTCTTATCCAGAGTGATACCTCGACCACCACCACATCTTCTAGTTGCTCACCCTCTACCAATCGAAGCTTTTTACTTAGACCGGAGCTAATTTTTATTGTCTGAAACTAAACCTTAGATATGAGCTATCATTGCTTAAATTTTGACGACAATGCATTAGGAATTAATTATGGATGATGTAGATCTGGCGCAAGAACGCGAAGAGGCTCACTTGGCGGCTTCGATGTCAGCGCGTATACCGAGATTAGTTAGCCGAAACGGCAACTGCATCTGGTGTGCGGACGAGCCAATCGTTGCAGCAACAGCTTTCTGTTCGGCCGAATGTGGTGAGGATTACCACAAGCATAAACGTGAGATGAAGCAGAGAATCACTGGTGATTTAATGACCTGAGTCGTATCCATTAGAAAATAAAATCCTGCCGGATAATTCTTATCATCGATCATTTTCGGAGCGTTTCGGAAAGTGATGCTACTATATCCCCGTGATACACACAGCAAACGTGTTGTTTTACGAGAAGAGAATTTTAGCATTGAACGAATTTTGGCCCGCCTCTGTGCGGGCTTTTTTGTGGGCTCTAACTAGTAAATTATTCAGAAAGCGTTATTATCCAAAAGTTCTAGTTTTCCTCGGGACTACCAACACTCCATTGATGTATCAGGCATGTAATTGTTGCCGCCCGGGTGACTGTTGTTTCCCGGGCTTTTTTATTCTGGGCATTAAATTGGTGAGCCGTCCTGTTCATGTATCGCGGTGACCTCATGCGTTACCACCCCCACAACAGCCACATCCTCAAGCAAATCATCTTCCAGTGTAAGGCCGTCATCCGTGATAATCCGGCTAGGGTGCAGATAAGCGTGACCCCATTCATAGAGGCCTGACATATCGAGCAAAACAGTATCGCCGTTTTGTGGCCGCCGCTTCTCATCAACTATGCAACTCCGCCCCTTCCACTCCACCAGGTAGCAGGTCGTGCTGGTTGCCATGACCTTTTGAACCGGCAGCGTCATCTCGCCACTGGCAGGTCCGAATAGCGAGTGGTGTACGCCGGTGACAGCATTTCCCGCTTCATTGCCCACGCTTTCTGAGTACCCTGTCCTGCGAACCATAGTTTCCCCTTCCCGCTCTGGTTGAGGCCATCTACAACGCGCATCAGCGCCTCACTGTTGGCCTGTGGTTTGTGTTCGTCAAAGAGATTGAGTTGTGAAACACCCTGGCTGAAAAAGTCGCCCAGCATGACGCCTGCCTTCATGTAACGCCGATTATCGAGCCAGATGCGATCCAGCATCTCCATAGCAACTCGGATGATGTCGCGGGTGTCATTGGATGGAGTCATCAAATTACCCATAGCCTGATTGCCGTAGTAAATTTCATTTTCTGCATGTGGGCTGGTTCGGACGAATACCGCTACCTGTCTGCAGAATTGACGTTCTCCGCGCAGCTTCTCCGCAGCACGCTCCGCATAAGCGCATATCGCCTGTCGCATCCCCATGTATTCGGTTATCCGTGAGCCAAACGAGCGTGAGCAAACAATTTGCTGTTTAGTTGGTGCGAACTCTTCTATCTCAAGGCATTGCTCGCCACGCAACTCTCGCACCGTTCTCTCAAGCACCACATTGAAGTGCTTACAGATGATATAAGTGCTCTGCTCTGAGAGGTCTTTGGCCGTGATGATGCCCATGGCATTTAGCTTCTTGCTGATTCGACGGCCAACGCCCCAGACGTCTTCGACTGGCACAAGAGCCATTAGCTTCTTTTGACGGTCAATATTGGACAGGTCCAGCACACCGCCTGTCTTTGACCATTTCTTGGCTGCGTGATTTGCCAGCTTAGCCAATGTCTTGGTTGGCGCGATACCAACTCCAACAGTGAGATGCGTTTCCTGCTTTATGCGCGCCCTTACACGGCGTCCGAAGTTTTCCAATGGCTCAATCCTGCTCATTCCATCAAGCAGCATAAAGGCCTCGTCTATTGAGTAGATTTCAACAGCAGGCGCCATCTCTTCAAGCGTGGTCATTACCCGGTTAGACATGTCAGCGTAGAGCGCATAGTTCGAACTGAAGATGTGGACACCATGCTTTCTGAACTCGTCTTTAAGCTTGAAGTAAGGCGCGCCCATTGGCACCTGCAACTTTTTGGCCTCAGCCGAACGAGCGATCACGCAGCCATCGTTATTGGATAAGACAACAACCGGCTTACCGCGCAGGTCAGGACGGAAAACAGTCTCACAACTAGCATAGAACGAGTTCACATCAACCAGGGCGAACATTATCGACTCATCGTTTTAATGGAGTGCTTCACCACGCCAAATATTTCAAACAGGTCAGGGTCAGTAATCTCTATGACTGAGTGAGCAGAGTTCATTGGCTTCAGTTGTAGAAATGGCTTAGTTATTAGCTGCTTTACCGTGAACTCACCACCCAATGAAGCAACGATAATGTCGCCGTGTTCGGCCTTGACTGAGCTGTCAACAACAAGCATGTCGCCATCACTGATTCCAGCGTCAATCATCGATTCTCCACTTACCTTGATGAAATAGGTCGAGCTGGGATGACTGATAAGCAGGCTGTTAAGGTCAATGCGTTGCTCAACATAATCCTGCGCCGGTGATGGGAAGCCACACGGAACCCGGTCATTGAACAATGGCAACTCTAAAATGGCGCGTAAATCCGCAGGCTTGTAAAATTTCATGGCTATGGTCTCAATAGAAGCACTTCATTACGCGTTTTATATTCATTAGATCAACCATTTGGATTGAACACCTGAAATACACGCTCCTCTCCCTCACTTGAGGATATATCCCGGAAAGTGGTCGTGTGCGTCTCGATCCACTTATTGGCGTCACGCAGGGAATAATCCCACTTGTAGCGTTTAAGCACGGTAACAAAGTCGAGGGTACTGATGGTAAAGCGGCCTTCGGCATCACGCGTAATCGCCTGCCTAAAAGCCATCATGATTTCGTAGTCGCGGGGCATGAGATGTTCCTCCATAACTTTACTGTATATACGCACAGTATTATTTGTAAGAAGAACCTTATCAAGATGCTATTAGGGAGGTTTTTGTAAAGTCTTTGGCGGGTATGGGAATTTTGTTGTAGGGGTGTAAAAATTAGCTCAAATCACATTCAATAAGTTAATCGTGCTGTCATTCATGAATCCTCAGCACATAATGTTATCTGCGAACGGTGGCGGCTAACTCCGTTACAATATAATATGTGCATTGTGATGTGCTTGGGGTTATTATAATTACTGTACATCCATACAGACCACTCTTAGGTAGACACCTTTAGAGAAGTTTTCACACATCTTAATTTTAACGAAGGAGGCATAAGATGGCTTACTCAGCTAGCGCGGTAGCTAATGCCTTCATTGAAAGAGCAGCTCAGGGTAAGATCTCTGATCTGACTCCTATGAAGGTTCAAAAGCTGTTGTTTTACACACAGTCTTGGTTCCTCAAGCTCTATGGTAACACTCCAATAATTGACGATAGTTTTGCCAGATGGCGTCACGGGCCAGTCATTACTTCGCTTTACCATGACTTGAAAAATTACGGATACACCCCCGTAATGAACAAAATAACCAGAGCGGTTCCATCTCCAGATGGCAATGGTATTAGACTGATAACACCTGAAGTTGACCCTAATGATAAGACAGCAACTGAACTCATTGATCGCATTACTGAAGTTTATGGTAAGTTTTCAGGCACTCAATTATCAGCAATGACTCACGCCCCGGGAACTGCGTGGAGTCTACGTGGCGGTGATGGATCAATTATTAATTTTGATGAAATGGCCAACTACATCCATCCTAACCAAAATGCCTAAATTGGAAGATCATGGAAGAGCATCCTAAGGTAGACATTCTAAGTCAAGTAGTCCCTCCAGCTGATGCGGGGCTACTTGCTCCTGAAAACTCTCAAGTCGATGAACCACCTCATACCGCTAAGGGCGAGGTAGTTCGTGAAGAGAAATCTAGCGAAAAAGACCTTATGTTACTCAATGAAGAGGTTGAGGACAGAAAGGCTGATAGGGCTCTTCGAGAAAAGTTTGGCGATAAAGCGTACAAGGTTGTTAGAAAAACATTGTATGGGTGGGCCATACTTCTGTTCTGTTATGGGTTCTCCAGAATCTTCGGTTTCACGATATTCCCAGACCCAGTCATCATAGCAATTACATCTGCTGTAACTTTAAATGTTTTTGCTGCGTTTTTGGGAGTTATACGTGGTCTATTCCCCACTTCTAAAACGTCAAAAGAAAAGGATTAACCCGGCCACCGCGCCGGGTTTTTTGTGCCCCAGCATAGAACAATCCTAACCTAATAACTTGTCAGACCATTCCCACATAGATACAACTGACATTGCCCTAGCCTTTAATAGCTACACGCATACAGGATGTTGCGCGTTAGCGTACGAGATTTGCAGGTCAACCCTGCCATGAACCACTTTGCCCGCCACTGCGCGGGCTTTTTTACGCATGATGCATGGGAAGGGATTGGCGGGAAGGGAATTTTGTTGGAGTGTAACGGAGTGAGGAGTTCACCTGTACTCACCCAACTCGCAGTCTGCAAAAAGATAGTCGCGGCACATGCCTGCCCCGTTACCGGGGCTTTCAGTTACGCAGGCTGGTCAGGCCATGTGATGTCATCGGCAGTGTTGGCATCAATGCGATTCACAGCCACGCGATACTGTTTCCATAGCTTAAGTGACGATGTTTCTGCGTCAGTCGCTTCATCCAAGTCCACAGCATCCTGAAGTGGTGCAATCGCAATCGTTGCCTGTGCAATTAAGCTGGCTTTGGTCGATACATTATTGGCTATATTTTGCTGATTCTGCGCCTCTATTTGCTCATCAGTAAGAGGGGGAACAGCAAATTTAGAACCATCATAACTCCATCCGATTGAAGGTTGATTACCTTCGCCGTCTGGTATTTCCGCGTAAGTTACACCTTCACCAAAGTCAACCGGTGAAACATCCGGACCATCCCATACGATCGTGTTAGTGACGGTACCATCTTGAATAAGTGCGTATGATTTCGTCATTATGCCATCTCTCTTAGTATGCAAAGGCCTGGACCACCAATATTGCCTGCTTTTGCTGTAGTGTCTGATGAAATAGCTCGGCTACCACTTCCCCCTGCCCCGTTACCAGCTGAATCTGGGCCAGATGAACCAACAGGAGTAGCACCACCAAGGCCGGGTGAACCACTGGTGTTGTTAGACAGATACCCCGGGGCACCTGCCTGTCCTCTGGATTTAGCAATCACTGTGACTGATGATGAAATAGTCGCTTCAGCAGGAGAATTTGCTCCTCCTGCGTTAGTTGCTGTAGTTGACGTTGAGTAACCACTTCCAAGACCGCCGGGACAGACAACCAGTGAGCCGAAAGATGAATTTCCACCTGCTCCGCCAGTGCCCCCACCTGATACACCGGCCACCCCTGGAATACCGATTGTTACAAGAACGCCAGACGCTATTAAAGAAACGGGTATTCTGAACTTAACCCAGGTTCCTGCCGACGCCCCCCCAGCTATCGCAGCAGTACTTCCTGAGTATGCTGGCACTCCCGCGCTACCTCCCCCGGGAGCATAAAGCTCAACTTCAACATATTTAACCAGTGATGAACTGGGAGTATATGTTCCTGTTGCTGTCATTACGATTGGCGCGCCAATTTGACGACCTGTAAATAAGGCTCTCATGGCCGTTAGCAACTGCGAGTTCGTATCTTTTTTAGTGTAATTCCAGCGGCTTCAATTACACCTGCAAGTTCTTCCTGCAGGCTATCGAAGTAATCCGCATCAAGCGCTGTAGGCAGGACGCCGGTTTGTGGGTTGCCACCCGTGAAGCCATTTTTACCCGAGCCGAATTTGTCCACCTGAGCAGTAGACGTGTCAATACGATGCATGGATTACTCCGTGTATAAAAAGATTACGTAAGTGTGAGACGGGGCAAGCTTGTTGAGCACGCACTCAACCACGGTTTCGCCCCATGAACGGATTGAATCAGTACAATTACTGATGCAGATCATAGGGCTGATTTGAGCTGCTGCAGGGATGTTTACGCGCCAGTAATATCGCCATTCATCGCTATATAAGGATTCTGTGCAGTCAGATACACAGGTGAAACTACTTTTGGGATATCGCGTTATTGTCGCTTCGGTATAACCCAGCGCATCCAGCTGCGCGCGATAAAAAGCTTCGTTTATCCCACCAGCAAGATTTACTTTCGCATCTAAACGCTGGCGGCGCTGCTGAAGCGTTTGTGTGCCTGCTGGCGTGCAACTGTCGGGAAGCCCGGTAATACCTTCGTAGCGATCTATGAGTTCGGTAACGGAACGTGGGTCGATCTCCAGCATCAGTGCGTCAGCACGTTGATGTGCGCGAGACATAACCGGAGCAAAACCCTGCAGCAACGGGTCTTCAGCATCCCACGCTGGCCCACGCGGCAGCAACGCGCCCAGCATCTGCTCGTACTGCGCTGTCAGGTCCATGTGAAGTCTCCCACTACTCCCACTTCACCTTTTGCGATTGGCACCTCATCTGCCGGGCTTACGAGAACGTGGCTGTATTCACCGGTCGCCAGGCTGATGGCTTCACTGATTCGGGACGGCTCAAGCGCGCCCTCAGGTACACCATCTCGGAGATTCATCGCTCTGATCTCCGCCTCTACAGCCAGCCTGATATCTTCAGTGTCGGGCGTGAGGCGGATGTGATAATCAACGACATGAGGGGTTGCGGCGAAAGCGTAAACGTCCGACCCTGCTATCGGGGCAAGCGGTTCAATATGTGCCTGGACGGCAGCCACAACAGCGGCATCCGGTATCGGGTTATAAAGGTCGCTGTTTGCAAGCATGACGCCCACCGTTCCGCGACCTGCCCAATGCCGGTAGGTCCATGCACGGGTTACGCCAGATACCTCTTTCGCCCACACCTCATAATCGGGATCTGCTCCACCTGCGGGGTGTAATACCAGCGCTCAATAATTCTGGCGCGCCATACCTCAAGGTCTTCGATATCGGTGCCGCCCTGAATGGTATCTGCCACTCCAGCTGAAGCCAGCCCAGTTACCGGACTGGTAAGGCGCATTGTGATACCGTCATCAGTATTGCCGGTGACGCCTGCCGTATCGCAGGTGACTGGCACACGAAGCACGCCACCAGAAGGCGTAGCGCTGGCAGTAGTGGTGAATGACACCAGATCATCACGCTGGATGGTCACACCAGCAGCAATACCGGTAGTACCCGTTACGCCATCCCAGCGAACATAGCCACTTGCGTAAGTAGCTGCCTTGCGCGGTGCTCGCTTCATGTTCCCATGGCGGATTAGCCAGTCTTCATCGGCAAGGTCGGCAAGAAGATTGCGGGCGAGATAGTCGATATAGCCATACACGGTATGGACTGAGGCAGCCAGAACGCGGCTGTAGACCTCGGCGTCTGTGCGGCGTAATTCTGCCAGCGTTGAATCAGCCGCGAGGCGTGTAAGAATATCGCTCCGTACTGCGGTGATCAGCTGCGGGAGTGTCGGGCGGGAATATCCGCTATCAGCCATTAAGTTCACTCCATAAATCATCAAAGGTAAGCGTCAGGGTTGTGCCGTCCTGTTTCTTAATAACCGTAGAAGCTGACAGTGCATTGATGCCGAGCCTTTGTGCGGTGACATCCACACGCGCGGCCACACCATCAGTCGTGAGCCACTGCAGCGCTTCTGCGATGTACTCACGGGCTTTAAGCGGCGTCTGGTTTGTAAGTTTTGAGCGCTTAAGTAAATAAAGGCGGGAGCCGATCCGGTCATTCTGAATAGTCGGGAACGAGTCTCCCCACCAGCCATTGACCTCTTCAGGCACGTCGTCTTTTCCTGCTTTTCTCCAGGTGAAGAGGGAGATGACAACCGCGCGGGTTAGCGGGTCGGTTAACTCGTACACCGCCTGCTGCTTACCATTTATTGTGAGGATCATGAGCTATCCATTTGTTGCAAGGTTGCGTCCGTTGTGCCGCCACCGTCCCCGTTTTCTTTGTGCTTGTGACCGTTGTAAGTCACGCGCATCTGAGCCATGGAGACGCCGCCAGAGTCACAGTTGTCGGTGATGTTTCCGGTTGCCTCAATGTCCATTTCAAAACGGGCTTTTGGGGCATTTTTGAGCGTGATGAGTTTCCCTCCACCATCAACAACAATTCCTGTTCGTGTAAGTGTTACCGACTTGGCCTCATCGTCATAAATGGCAACCTCACCGCCCTTCAAGCCTTTAAGGCGATAACGCCGATCCGCCACCACCAGCACGACGCCATGAGAGCGATCGCCATCAAAGTAAGCCGCAACTGCTTCCGCGCCGCTCAATGCCGCTGACGTAAAGCCATAGGGCTCAAGATGTTCGATATCGTTTTTTCCTTCACCGCCTGGCATACTGATTTCCAGCATCTGGCACTTACTGGCGGTATCGATACCACGCAGCACCGCTCTGGCGAGAACATTTGAAATAGCCCGATTAATCGCATCAAGTGGACCAGCCATCAGAAATCATCCTCCACTGCTGCTTTCTTCTTACGCTTGCCGGACTTAGCAGGCTCAGGGAGATAAGCGTCGGCAGGGCCAACTCGTAGCTCACTGATGGTGCCGTTTTCATCCTGCTGATAGGTCACCTCCGCGATCACCATTTCACGGTTATCAAATCCTAGGACGGGATCGAATACGTTCACCAGCATGTTGGGCTGCCACAGCTTTCCGTCTCCCTGATGCCAACCCTGAACGGTGTAAGTCACCTCGTCAGTTTTGGCAGCACGCTGGCGCATTTCAAACTCGCTACGCTCTGCACAGGTTGCTGAAGTGGCATTACCTGTCTGCCTGACCAGAAGCGGCCTGTAGCGGGCAATACCAGTGTCTGTTGCCGAGCCCCGAATAGCCGTTGTGGTTGCTTCGCCAAAATCATCATTGTTTCCGGCACGCATGCCTGACACCTGGTAGCTACTGAAGCGGTCTTTAATGCTCTGCTCGCTGTCGCAGGTCAGGATATTTTCGCCCAGCACCAGTGCGGTGGTGGCTTTTACAGTGCCGATCCCGCCAATGACTAAATCCCCCGCTGCGTTGTCATAGGCCAGCGCCTGCTGCAGTCCCAGCATCTTATTCAGCACATCCATAACGGATTCGCCCTGGTCGGCCTGCACGCCCTGCAATACGCCAGACACGCCGCCCGCATCCACAACGTTAATGCTGAAAGGTTTGGCAAGGTCAGACGCAACCTGAACGATTGAACGTCCGTTGTACTGCGAGGGTGAGGCCGAACAATCAACGAGGTCGGATGTTTTACTGCGGCCAACGATACCCATTGAAATGCTGTTAGCGTCATACCGCACGGGCATTGCTTCCACCCATCCGGTGATAACCAAATCGTCACCGATCAGCACTTCAACCTTGTCGGCCTTTTTAATGCGGCTGCGACGACTGACCTGTGATTCGTCACCCGGCCATGAGCGTGTAATCTGAACGTTGAAATCTCTTGCGATACGTTCAATGCCTCCGGCAATGCGGACAGAGGTCCACCCGCCCCACTCACGGCCATTAACGCGTAGAAGTACGGTTGTATTCACTGGACGGGCACTCTGAGGGTTTTTACCGGAACGAATCCGGGGTGCCGGATGGCATTGCGCGCGGTGATGTCATATTCACGCCCGGCATCGTCATACCAGTCAGCAGCAAGCACTACTGCAGGTAAAACTTCGGGCGGGATGCGTTCAACCGTTCTTGAGGTTTGTTCAAGACGTGCCGTAATATCTTCATTCAGCGCGGTGCGTACCTGTCGAAGCGCAAGGAAAAGTCCGTCATCGGTTACGCGGATCATCTCCTGATCGATGGCGGTATTTAGCGTGTCGCGAACTTCGGTTAAATCATCCCAGGACGGAACCGTGTCAGTTGCTGTGGAAGTGGTTACCCCCACGGCTGTATCGTCTTCCAGCACGTCATTAACTGCAGGGTGCGAAACAATGACTGTCGCTGACGCCTGTTCTACCGCATTCGTGCTTGATGATGCGGATTTGGGAAGGCTCGTTACCGTATTCACTGCCTCGCTCAGTGCCGACGTGCGAATAGCCTGCGCCACGTAATTTCGCTGCTCTGTTCTTGCCTGCGTGCTGGCACTGTCTGTTTTCCAGACTCCACGCGGGGCAAGTCCTGTATCGAGGGTAATACCGCTGAGGCCTTTGACCATTGAGATAAGGTCTGTGACATTACCGCTCAGCTTTGTACCGGCTCGCCACATAGTCTGAAGCTGATTTACAAAGCTCATGCCACTGGATGGCGGCATCAACAGCACGGACAAATCCCCCTGCAACAAACGGGATGCTGCGCTGATACCTGAATCCACGTACTGCATGGCGTCAGTTACGGTATTGAACATCTCCGTTGCATCATCCAGCAGGCCGTTTTGCGTGAAGTCTGGCAGACCATCAAGCCCAAACGCTTCAAATGCCGATGACAGGAAATCATCCATTAGCGCTGCGGCACCAGTAAGCTTCATCCCTGTTGCAATACCGGCTTTAGGGAATGACAGTTCGCCCGACTCGATGAAGCTGAAGCTGACTCGGCACATGCGGCCTTCGTCTTTGGTGTGGCTTACACGCACTTCATCCGTAACAGTGACGGTCATTTCGCCGTAGAACGGATGAACGAGCGTGCAACTACCGGGCTTTTCAACCGCCTCGATCAGCCTATTTCGCTGTTCAAAATAGTCATCGCCGACCAGATACGCCTGAACGCTGAAGCGCCGCGTTGCACGCCCCATATCTTCTGCCCATGGCTTATCGCGGTTAGGGTATTCATGAACCTGAACACGGCGTCCGAAAGTAGCTTCATCCTCATCGACTTTGAAAGGCACGCCGCGCAGTGAGGCATCCTGCAGATTATCAATCCAGCTCATGCAATCTCCGGGCAATAAAAAACCCGCCGGAGCGGGTTACTGGTTTGAGAAGCGGTTATATCCGACATCATAGTTAAGCCAGGGTAGTGAGTTACCCGCTGGCGCAACTCGCATGCCGGGCGGCGCATTATCGAATGTTACCTTCAATTCGCCCTGCTGTGGGCGAGAAAGCGGAACCGCTGACTGATAGCCTCCGCCGCCCTGCTGATTGTTGTACCAGCCTCCCGCATTCCAGCGGTTCTTCAGGGATTGCCAGAAGGATGTTGTGCCGTCCTTTTCAGTAACTGCATCAGCGATATCATTTAGTTTTTGAAGATGTAAATCGCAACGCCAATGGACACCGTCAAAGCACCGAGTGAAGCTATCTGCGCCAGCACGCCGGAAAGTGAAGTCGCTGTTGTAAGCGCGGTTTTCAGAGTGCCAACGGTGCGGATTGTGAATACGCCAGCCATGACGGCACTGATACCTTCAATCGTGCTCTGCCATCCACCCATCGCTTCAACGACATCATTCACGTCTTGCCATACTGCTTTAACAACCGGCCCAACCTGATCCCAGTTACTGACAATAAGGCTTCCACCCAGTACCAGCAGCGAGACCAGTTTGCCCATGGTGGACATCTTCAGCACGGTTTCAAACATTTTCACTGCCTTGACGGCAATACCAACAGCAGAGGCTGTGCCAAGCAATGTGAGGCCAAACTTAAAGGTGCCGCGAACCATCTCGGGGTTAGCTTTGGTGAACTGCCTGAACTGTTCAACCATCGGCTGAACCTTCTGAGTCAGCCTGACGATATCTGGCAGGAACATATCTCCGATGGTTATGCTGGCAGCGTTGAACTGATTCTTAAGCAACTGAACAGAGTTCGCCGTCGTAGCCGCGCGCGACTCATATTCCTTCTGCATCGACCCTGCATACTGCTGCGCATCCGCAACACGATTGAAGTTGGTGCGCAGTAAGTCCAGGTTCGTCAGCAGAGGTGCAATCGCACCAAGCGACTCTTTGCCAAACAGCGCATTCATGACCGCTGCCTGTTTGTCTTTTGGCACCTTAGCCAGAGAGTCCAGCACCTTAAGCATCGCGGCGCGTGAATCCTTCTGCATGTCAGCCGCTAACTGGCCAGGATCAATCTTTATAAACTTCAGCGCTTTCTTCTGTGATGCCGTGGCTGACTTGCCAGAGGTAAGGGAAAGCATGAAGTTTTTGATGCCCGTTGCGGCTATCTCAGACTCCACGCCCATACCCGCGATGGTTGCGCCCATCGCGGCAATCTCACCGGAAGCCACACCAGCAACACCACCCAAAGGACCAATGCGGGTGACGATATCGGAAATCTTTTGTGCATTAGCCGGTCCAGTGTTGCCCAGGTAGTTAATTTTATCGGCGAGAACCACCACGCCATCCTGAGTCATTTTGAAGGCGGTTCGCCATTGCGCCATCATCTGGCCTGACTCTTCTGCAGTCTGGTCAAATGCCACGCCCATCTTCACCGCATCGCTGGCGAACTGCATCAGGTCTTTACGCGCAATACCTGACTGACCACCAGCCGCAACGATCTGAGCAATGCCGTTTGCAGCCATTGGCAACTGAGTCGAAAGCTTGAGTACGTCCTCACTCATCTCTTTAAACTGCTGTGGGGTGTCGAAGTTCACGACCTTGCGAACGTCTGCCATCTGCGATTCAAAATCCATCGCCTGGCTGATTGGCACTGCAAAGGCAGATGTCAGCGCGACGCCCATAGCCGCCGCATTGACCATGATATTTTTGGCTTCTTTTTGGAAGCCTTTGAGGTTTTGCTCATCCCCTTCAGTGGACCAGATAACTGATCCACTGCCGTGATGATCGCCTTCAGCTGAAAACTATCTGCCACGGTTCATTTCCTCAGAGATGCGGACAGCCTCAGATTCCATTTCAAGGAACTTGCTGAGGCTGACATTTTTTAACTCAAGCGGATTTATGCGCCAGAAGTGGGCTGTGTTGTAGAGTCGCTTTCTGAACCCTCCGCCGCTTCCGACCCCGTAAAAAAACCAACGATTGTCATTGAAGCCATAAATACATCCTTGAGCGCCAGTTTCGCAGCCGAAGAACGCGGGATAGCTGCAAGCACCGGGATGTATTTCAGCGTGACGCGGGAATCCAGTTTCATTTCACCGGACTCGTTGTAGCTGAAAGGGATGCCGAATTGCTCAACTTCGTCGTAAGTGGGCTCGCGGATTTCCAGCACATGAAGCGTCTCATTTGCCGCCACAATGGGTTTAGTCAGTACCAACTCTTTCACTGTCACTGGTAAAATCCTTCTGAACCGTGGAATTCAAGGTCAACCGTACCTTCTTCGGCATTGTGATTGGCCTCACCAAACAACCAGGCTTCGGTCAGGACATACACCTGACCATTCGCCAGCTCAGCAGTACCGGTCATGTTGTCGGACTCTGTGATTTTGCTGAGAGGGAAAGTCTTCGGTACCTTGAAAGTGCCTTTGATGTAAGGGGCACGATGTGTTTCTTTACGATCAACATCACCAGCAAGCCCGATCAAATCATCGTTTACCTTGGTGTTCATCGGCACTTCAATGCCACCCGTCAGCGACAACTGAAGCCCGTCGAGTTTGAAATACGTGGTACCAGCAATACGGGCCATTATTCGCTCTCCTCGCTGTATTGCAGACGGAACTGATTAACCAGAGCAAATACACGCAGCTGATTAACGTAGTCAGGCGGGAACAGCACATCAACGCGGTTTGGATTATCCGCGTTGCGCTCCACCACCAGATAGGTTTTGAACAGGTCAAAGTTTTCAACGATGGCTGAACGCTCCATCTGCTTGTAGACCGAGCACATCTCACCTTTGATAACCGCTGGCGTCACCACCGCCTGGCCATCACCAAAGCGGGTGCCGTCATTAGCCAGTTTATGGCGCGGGTACTTGGAGGTGATAACGCTCTTCAGTTCGCGCAAAACGTAAGCGCTGGTATGCAGCGTTTCACTGTCCAGATAGCTGTCATCAGACACGCCGTAGCTGTTCTGCTGATAGGTTGTGATATCGCGCTGAATACGCAGCACACCGCTTTCGGCATAGGCCATTGCAATACCGTGCGTCAGCAGAGACTGCTGCTCTGAAAGGATGAAGCGGCTCCCCTTCGGTGCCGGCAGTGCACCGGTCAGCTCTCCGGTTTGCGTTGGGCGCGCCGGATCGTTGCGGATAAATACCGCGTTGCGGGCGGTGCGCATCGCTACAAGCTCATCGCAGGCTGTCTGCGTGGCCACTTCATAACCCGCAACGGTGATGTGCTGGTTATTCATGGTATCGCCAAAAGCAACCAGGTCTGACAATGTGCCAGTTTTGGCCGTGTATACGTGGCCATACAGCTGACGCGCATAGCTCCAGCGTCCCGATCCATCATTCATTTCCAGCGCCATAGTGGCGAGAGATGCCGAATCGCTGAACGGTAGACCAATGAAATCAAATGGCTCATCGCCCATTGCCGCAATGGTGTCGGTAAGGTCCGGTGAACCGGTACCGCCAGACAATGCGGTAATGGTCACGGTAATGCCGTCCGGTGTAGTTTCACCGCCCACCGTGCCGTAGTAGTTCATCATCAGCGGAATGTCATTCCCGGTCAGGCCTTTGTGGCGCGCTTTCACTGCCACTGATCCGTCAGTGACTGTTGCAGTAACAGGCAGACTGGCATTCGCGTTGATAGCAGCTGCCAGCGTGGTGGCAACGTCAGCAGCCTCATCGCCAATCACCACGGCGGCCTGCACACGTTCAACCCCGATATAAAGGCTGAGCGTACCTGACGCCTGAGCTGTGCCTGCAATGACTACCGAGCCTGCTGCCTGCGCACCTGTAGATTCACCCACAGCCAGAATCCACAACTCACCAAAGGGATCGATGGCGCGATAGCGCTTGACCATACGGTGTAACTGGCTACCGAAGCCACAAATTTTCCCGGCAAGATCAGCAGAGGGCATGATAGTGAGCGTGTTTTTTACAACCGTTGCCGTGGTCGCCACGGTACCGATTAGCAGTGCCGGGCTGCTTGAACTCGCGCTGTTTGCCTGGCTGGCATCCATCTCTGCCCAGAACAGCGGCACGCGGATATCAGAAGGTACCTGATTAAAGCTGACAGTCATCACTCGCCACCTTGTTTAGTTGCGTCTTTTGCAGAAGCCTTTGTTTCTGCTTTGACTTCCGTAACATCCCCAGCCTTAATACGGCGGAGCCAGTAGGTACTCATTTCGACGTTTCGCCCTTCTTTGGGCAATAGGTCGCCACGGGCAGGATCAGGAACTGATCGCCCGGCTACAGGTTTTAGTTTCATTGGTTACTCGCTGAGGTTGACCTGAAGTTTGTGTTCGATCATGCCGTCTGGTTTCTGATCTTTGCCGATAAAGTCCACGTCGACATCGATTTCTCTAAAATCATCCAGAGCATTGAGATCGTCATGCTGGCGCGTCAAATCTTCTGTGATTTCACGCGTCAGCATGAATTCATACTGGTAATAGAGTCGTCCACGGTCCATATCCAGAAGCTGACCGCCGGAATAAGCCACCGGGCCCGCGTCTTCATCCGGTTGCCAGCCCAACAGCGCCTTCCAGATTTCACCCCGCACGTCATGCACCGCGTCATAACCTGATGCCTGACCGCGTTCGTCGCGGGTATTGTCCAGTACAACGACAACCGCAAACCCTTCAGTGACGTTCTGCCAATAATCGGTCAGTGACTTTTGTTCGGCAGTGATGTCTTCAGTCGGCACCACGTAGGCTGCCGGAAGTTTCATTTTTCCGGTCTCAGGAATGGCTTTGAATTCCGCCGCACCAGCCACGTTGCCCGCAAAGCGCGGACATCGCGCGCGAAGCGCAGCTATCACAAGAGACAGCTTCATTTCTTTTTCCTTTCAGGCCTGAGTGAGGTACGTAGCGCCCTGCTGAGTACGTAACGCGTCCAGCTTTTGCGGGATTCAAGCACCTCCGCCATATAGTTCTTACGTGGTGCAATACGCCAGCCGTTGCCGCCAGACTTGCCTTTATGATGGCTTTTACCGCGTTTCGCCCCGCGCCGGACACCGTAAAACAGGAAGGCAGGATAGAAATCGCCTTCAATGAGCCTGTTTCCCTCACCCCGCTTCTGGTTTGGCGCAATGCGCACCATCAGGCCAGGACGGTTTTTGGATGCGCGCGGAACGTAGTAACCGATTGAGCGAGCCAGCCTGCCAGTGAGGTATGCAGGACTCTCACCCGGCGATGAACGCCCACGGCTCATCACCATCCGGCGTGCATCACGCATGTGCACCTGGCCTATTTTTACAAAGGCCTTCCGCATTTTGGCGCGATTAAAAACAAGTTCTTTCGGCTGGTCGAAATCGACGTGCAGCAGAGGCTTATCCATACATCTCTCCATCGCGCTCTACCGCACCCAGCTCTTCGCATTCCATCAGCAGGTAACGGCCAGCGGAGTTAAGATCACGAAGGCGCTTAACCCGGTAAATATTGCCGCCATAAACCACCTCAAAATCTGAAGTAATGCCCTGGCGAAAGCGGATCGTAATGTAGTGGGTGATGATGTCATCAGCCTGAATGGATTCGTGATATGTGGTAGCCCCTACCTGACGGACCTTTGCCCACACATCCTTTTCATTCTGATAAACCGGCTCAACGCCATAATCCGCCGCCGCATGATCTATACGCTGCCGTAAGTGGATGCGCTTATTAAGTTCACCGGGATCGGGTAGCGTGAATACAGCGCTAGTATTTGATGACCGTAACTGCATATCAGTACCCCGACACAGGCAGGCGGCGTGAATAAAGAAGGAACTCAAACGCCTGCGGCGTTTCTGTCATCTCCAGTTCAGACACAGAACTACGGTGTTCGTACCAGTGACTGACCAGCATCAGGATGGCAAGCCGGATGTCTTCTGTGATCACCATGCCGTCAGTATCAAGCGGGGCAATGTCGGCAATTGTTTTATAGAGGTTGCGGTTGAGGTAGGTCACCGCCTTCGCTTCAGCAGCCAGAGCAAAAAGCTCAAGAAGCTGATCCTCTGCAGTGAAATCGCTTTCCAGACGGCACTGCAATTTGATTTCTTCGAGCGTCAGCAGCATGACCAGGCCTTATTTTTTAGCTTTTTCCTTTGCTTCAGCTTCTGCTTTGGCTTGCGCTTCAGCAGCGGCTTTAGCCTGGGCCTCTTCTTCAGCCTTGGCCTTGGCTTCAACTTCGGCCTGCGCTTCGGCTTCTGCTTTGGCTTGCGCTTCAGCAGCGGCTTTAGCCTTTGCATCTTCACCGCCTTCATCATCGACTGGGCGGGCATACTTAAGCTTGATGAGTTGTCGACCGTGTTGCTCATCCGTTTCAATGGTTTGGCCTTCAGTTACAACCACACCCTTGAAATAATTCGGCTTTAACAGAATCAGTTTCATGAACGTACCCCTGAATGAGGCGGCACTCAGGCCGCCGGATTAATTAGCTGGCAGCAGGAATGGTGAATGTACCGTAGATGAATGCTTCAGGACGTTTAACCGCCAGAGCCAGACGCTCTTCACAACGGATTGAGATCATGTTTTTCTCAAAGTCGTCGGCGTTTTCGGTGGAGATCACAACGTTAGCATCTTCACGGTCGAAGATTTGCGCACCGGCATTAAACGCGCCAGTCAGGAATTTGCCCTGGAATGCGGCCGCTTCGGTAGCCACTACCGGAAGACCCCAGAGGGTTGGTCCCGTTAGCGCCGCAGGATTCGCCAAGATATAGCGACCCAGCGTGTCTTTGGTCAGTTCAATCTTGGCCCAGTCGATAAAGTGCAGGACGTGACCAGAAGCCGGGAATCTCGCCAGCTGAGCCTGAAGCATGGCTAAGCGAAGATCGTCAATGCCGTTCTGGCTTTCAACTTCAAAGGCAGCGGCAAAAGCTGAAGCCTGCGGAACAATGCCGTCGAGATGCGCACCCGTTCCATCACCGAACAGAATTTCCTGTTCTTCAACATACTTCAGCCCATAGCGAAGCTCTGCATCGATAGTGGACTGCAGTTGCGGCATATCATCCAGAATCTGCTTGGCCGCCTTAAACAGGTGAGCGATCGTGCGGACTGGCGTGATCTTCTCCGCAAAGGCAATGTCGCTGTACGGCTTGGTCGTGTTTTCAGCCACGGCAGCAGCTCTGTTGGTGAAACCGGTTTGCTGCACCCAGTAAATGGTGTTGGAAGCCGTACGACCCGGCGCAATCAAATCACGGATAAACAGGCGCTGCTTTGGCTGGGTGTCGATACCTGGAAGGCGGTCAGGTGCAACGATTTGACCAGGGACATCGACTGAAACCAGCGCTGCACTAACCGGAATGCTGAGGCGCTTATTCCCTTCAACGCCAGCAGCGAAAGCCTTAAGCGCTTCAGAGGAAACAACCTGACGGCCCACTGTCTCAACAACTTTAGCGGCGTTGTTTAAAGGCATCTGAGCAACGTGCTGCTCCAGTTCGCCAAGAGAGGCTTTGAGAACTTTTTCTGCTTCACGCATGGCATTGAGTTCAGAAGCCATTTTATCAACTGCGTCCTTCGTTTCAGCAGAGAGTGAGCCCGCCTTCTTTGCCTCTTTCAGGGCATCTTCTGCCTTGGCACTGAATTTGCCATTAGCTTCTTCAATGCTTGCCGTGACCTTTTTAAGAATCTCATTTACTTCAGACATGGGTAATCCTCATTTGCCGAACGCGGCCAGCGCGTTATTAAGTTGTTCAATACTTTCAGGGTTGATTTCGTCGGTAGCGCCCGGCATACCTTCAGGGGTGGCAGCAGCGCCTGGCTTGCTGCCGGTTAGTGCTTTGAGAAGTTTTCGACGTTCGGAGCGAGGTGCATCGGTTTTAGCCAGCATCGCGTCAAGTTTGCGTAATGCAGCGGCGGGGCTGTCGTCGTCGTCTGCAATTTCATCTGCTGAAAGCAGCCGGTCCGCAAACCCCTTATCAACGGCATCACTCCCACCGATGTAGGTTTCAGCGTCCATCATCGCGTCGATAGTGGCGGTATCCAGCCCAGTGCGAGCGCCGTAGATATCGTTCATAGCCTTATCAAAAGGCACCATGTCCGAAGCAATCTGCTGCAGGTCGTGACGGTTGCCCATCGCATACACCCAGCAGTTATGGATCATCAGGAAAGCACCGCGACCAATCTGCACCTCATCACCGGCCATCGCGATAATCGACGCTGCAGAGGCGGCGAGACCAAGCACCTTAACAGTGACCTTTCCCTCGTACTCGCGCAGCAGGTTGTAAATCGCCAGACCTTCGAACATATCGCCACCTGGCGAATTGATATTCACGGTTACATCAGCACCGCCGATTGAGCGGAGCGCCGCCGCGATACGGCTGGCGGTGACTCCATCGCCGTACCAGTCGGCACCGATCACATCAAATACTGAAATGCTGTTTTCAGACTGCTTTGCGGCTTTAATACCACCGTTCCAGCGATCCATTGCGGAGGACGGCAGATCGCGATTTTCGCGCGCAAAAGGCCGCCCCTCCGGCGCTGCCGGAAGACTTTTCAATGTCATGGGGGTTGCTCCTAAGCCGCTTTTTTAAGCGGTGACTGTTCTAAAGGAATGTCCGGGAAAACTGCATTGTGAACTTCGCGCAACAACGTAGCCCTTGCTTCGATGCTGTTTTTCGCAAGTCCTCAAGCGGGGTAAGGTTAAGCTGCACGGTGTAGATATCACCGCCTTCAATTGGCGGCAGATTCTCTAGGCGACGAACGTCATTACGTGACATCCAGCCATTCTGCAGTGCGGTGGTGTAGTAGGCGGAACGTCCGGCGCTGTCGGCGCGTAGCAGACCCTCAACGGAGAATTCAGCAAATAAATCTTCATCACCGTTAAGCAGGCAGCGTGAAATTTCCTGCTCAATATTAACCAGCATCGGGCGCAGCGTATTGGTCAGAAACAGCAGGTTCATACCCTCTACACTCGAAGCCCAGCTGCTTTGTTTATCAACGTGTCCCACCATAAAGGGCGGAACACGGAACCAGCGGCAGATTTCTTCAATACTGAACGAACGTGACTCCAGCATCTGAGCGTCTTCAGGATTAAGCGTAATGCCCTGATAGGACATATCGCCTTCCAGCACCATTACCTTTCCGGCATTTTTTGACCCAACGAACCGATTAAGGTTTTCACGGTTCTTCTGGCGTTGCTCTTTTGTCAGCAGGTTCTTCGACAGGAAAAAGCCGGATGTCTGAATACCGTTTTCAAAAATCTTGGCAGCGGATTCTTCGACCGCCATTGCGGCACCGAACACATCACGCCCGGTGCGCATCGGCATCATCCCGCAGACGCCATCTAGCCCGAAACCACGAATATGCATCATGTTCTTCACAGGAATGATGCGGGGTATGCCCTTTTCGGTGTAGGTATATTGCAGTTCACCGCTGTCAAGTCGCTCTACCTTCATACTCTGTGGAAGAAGTGGCACAAGCGAAACCAGCTTGGTGCCGATCATTTTTTTCTCAACGTAGGCGTTGCCCCGCAGACAGATACTGGCAACCACCATCAGCATGAATCGTGACGGTGTCATTTCACTGTTCGGGCGGCGGCAAAGCAGCTGATAGGCCGGATGATTCAGAGCAAGCTTGCGGGAACCATCGGCAGCGCGTTCATAAACCTTCATGGGCAGAGTTGAAACCGATTCACTTAGAAGTCGAACACATGCCCAGACCGAAGCCAGCGCCAGCGCTTTCTCAGCTGTCACTACTTTTCCGCTGCTACTGGTGCCGTACCATTCCTGCCAGAAAGCAGCATCGTTAAGCCCAATGGACTCGCCAAGCCAGTTAACAATCGCGCTCTTAATGCGGCCCGGCTGTTTCTTTTCCTTCATCAGATACCTACCATAATCGGGTCGTCAAAAAAGTCATCGGGGTCGCCACTGTCTACCAGTACTGCATCCTCAGCCGCACCGATTGCCATAGCAGACGCCACCACGCCATCAATACGGCCAGTGCTTTTCTTTTTGGCAAAAATACGGTTGTCCTTCTGATCTGCCTCCAGTACGGCAGAGGCAGCGTTCCAGCGCAGGCAGGGATTAGGCCGGATAACAAGAACCCGGTTATTGAGATGTTCCTCAAACAACTCGATAGAGCGCGGCATCCAGAGTCCGGATTCCTGCGCCTTATAAAAGCCCTGACCGTGCGGAACAAGGTCAACGCTCACAGATTCGCTTTCGAGTTCGGGCTCCAGATACTTAATGCGATACTGGTCAAACGCGATGCACTTAATGTCATATCTGGCAGCCAACTCACCAATTCGCACCGCCACAAAGCCGTAGTTAACTGCCTTCCCCGGTGGTGCGTGAATGAAGCCGTTACGCAACCAGGCGTCATAGGGAACATGGTCCGTTTTGGCGCGCTCAAGCAGCGAGTCTTTAGGGGTCCAGAATTCGACTAAAAGCTTCTTGGATTTCGGGAAGTAAAGCGCCAGTGCCGTCAGGTCTCGGGAGCCTGAGAGGTCCAGCCCCCCGTAACACTCTTCTCCCGCCAAATCTTCGGGATCAAAGTCCTTTTCGCAGTTCATCCAGGTGTCGCTGTCAATCCACGGATCGGACGCTTCTACCCACTGACAGAAGTTAAGGCGGCGAACGATGCTCTCTTTTGAAGGCATGCCGCGCGCCTGCGTCACCTGCTCACGCAGATATTTATCCGTGAATGTTTGCCCCAGAGAGGGGTTAGCTTTACCCCAGCATGTTTCGTCTTTGAAGGGATCATCACCTTCATCAAGTGAACAGATGAAGCTGAAAAAGCTGTCATCAACCAAATCACCTGCAGCAACCTTGCGTCCGTACTCGTGATACTCGAAGCAGACGCTGGTCTTATCGTGGCCGCTGTTGGTGATGAGGAACATCAGCGCCTGACGACGGCCCTTAGTCCCGGCGCGCATCATCTCAACAACGGCGTTTGTTTTGTGCTCATGGACTTCATCAATCAGCGCGCCGTGAGGGCGCGGACCTGACTGACCATCATCGGAGCTGATCGGCTTGAAGAAAGAACCCGTCTGCAAGAATGCAAGGTTCCAGACGTTGAGACCCGTGCCTGATTTGGTAATGCGTTGAGACAGTGCGGGAGACTGATCTACCATCGTGACCGCATCGCGAAACAAAATCATCGCCTGGTCTTTTTTGGTTGCCGCTGCATAAACCTCGGCGCGTGGCTCCTTGTCTGCCATCAGCAGGTAAAGCCCAACACCACCAGCCAGAGGCGACTTGCCTGAACCCTTACCGGATTCGATATAACTCATGCGAAAGCGGCGCGTGCCGTCTTCCGCTTTCCAGCCAAACAGAGAACCTACAATGAAACACTGCCATGGCAGCAGGATAAAAGGTTTTCCCTCATGCTCCCCGCCGTTAAGTTTAAGAACCTGAGCGAAGAAATTAACGACGCGAGTTACAGCTTCAACATCCCAGAACAGGCCACGCTTCGGACCCTCTTCCAGATCGCGAAGGTGGCGGGCACATGCAGCGCGGATGTCTGGTCCGGCAATAACCGTGCCGCTGGTAACGTCCATTGCATACTGCGTTGCCGGATCAACCGAAGAACTGGTTGAGCGGGTCTTCTTCCTTTTCTCCACCATCAGCATTTACCTTTGACCGGGCAGCCGGTGTAAGGCCGAACTCCACCAGATAACTTTTAAACCGACGATCCACATCCGCCAGCATGGCGACAGCCGGGTTAGCTTTAATAAGAAAATCACCCATCTGGGTTTTAGTCGTATAGGTGCGCCCTTCGATATCGACTATCTGGCGCAATTGCAGAATTTCTGCATACAGATCGCAGAGCCGTTCGAGCGCAAATGTGTCCGCAACCGTGAGCACGCCCATCCCGTCCAAAAGAACGGTGAGCTTTCCCCAGGCTGTTTTACCCCAGTCGGTCAGATGTGATGGAGGGCTTGGAATTTCCCGTGCTGGCTTCGGCTCTTTTTTATTGAGCGCGCGCTTGCCGGGATTCCCAGTAACAACTTTCAGATGGGTAGGTTTTGGTCGTCTTCCGGCCATAAAAACCTCCCAGAAAAAAACTTTTCATTTCGCGGTTGTGCATAAAAAGGGGGGCGGGCGGTCAGGAAGGCGATGAACCCTGAAGATTTGCCCCGCCCTCCCCCGCATAATGCTAAATTTTTGCACCACTTTCGTGCTGATATCGTGCAAATGATAATGATTATCGTTTTCTCCAGTGGGATGATGGGTCGAGTGGCATGCCGTTCTCGTCGCATCCGATGACATGACCACGCTTTTCTTCACGCTGTTTCGTCGAATCATGATGCTGTTTGCACAGCGGCTGCCAGTTGCCTTTGTCCCAGAAAAGCTTCTGAGCAATGGCAATCTCTTCCTGCTTGCCACCGTTGATTGCTTCTTTAAGGCGGTGAGGCTTGATGTGGTCGACAACTGCTGCGGCGACTGCCCGCCCTTGTCGGTGACACATTACACATAGCGGGTGAGATCTGAGAAATGACTGCCTGGCTTTGTCCCAGCGGCTGTTATAGATACGTGGCTCGGACACTTAACCTCCCCAAAAAAACCGCCCGTAGGCGGTTAGGTGATGAGTGTGTTTTACCCACCCCAAACAAAATCATCGGTGCCTAGCTTGTGCGATCCGTAATGCACAAAATAATCAGCGCCCATTTCATCTGCCTTAACTGCAGCTTCTTCTTTGGAACCATAAACTCCAGCCAAATGCCATTTGTTACTGCGCACAACGCCCCACGCTTTAACCATGCCGGGATTATCTTCGTCTACTGGTAAATGATTATCGACAAACATTTTTTAATCCTTTTCAACGCTGGGAAAATTATTTTATCTTCTTCCTTTAAATTTAAAAAGCTCAGTAATCTCACAGAGAGCAAGATTATTGATCACGTTTTCAGAGAATTCATCAGGGGGCGATCAAGTTTGAAAATTAATGATTGACCAGTTCCGAGCCTGACTAAATATCTAAGCTTTTTCAATTTTCCTTGAGAATTTTCAATGTTTTTTAACATTAAAGCTTTCCATTCACCAAAATCATCAAACTGGTGAAAGAACATCGCTGACTCGCCGTGCTCAAGTTTTTTGGGGAGTGATGCTGACCCAACGCCATTCATACTCATTACAAACTTTTTATTCCCTCCGCACTCCCACGTTATTGAGCTCACCATAACTGGATAGATGCCGATATTAGCAATTTCAACACTCAATCCAATAAGGCTTATGCCAGGCGCGGGAGAGATAATTACGGTGGAACAGTGGGATGATATTGATGGTTTGGGCTTTCTGTTTGCTAAGTAGAGAGTCGTTACAACCGCAAGAAAAGTTGCCGTACCCGCTACCCAAGTTGCGTACATCATCCATAAAGTCCATTTTGCCGTTTCTTGAGCCGCAAGCATCGTTTCAAGGGCTATAAAGTCTGTGTCCATTGTCATCCCTTTTAGTAAAAAAGAGATTTTACCTCAAACATTGTTCACTTATGAACTGCTGTAATCCGGCTATTTGCTTTCCGGCGATTTCGATTCGCTCTCTGAGGGTGAAATAATCCCGTTGAGCGGAGTCAGTAAGTCGGGGGCTGGCTGCATAATCCACGCTGGCGGTGCCGGTGGTGTTACCCGCTGGGCATTTTGCGTTGAGGCGCAGCCCACACTTGCCAGAATTAACACACTGCTGAAGAGCTTCGAGACGGGCTTTAGCATCTGCTAATTCCTTCGTGTATTTCGCATCGAGAGCGGCAATTTCCCGCTGACGCGTGGTCATATCCGTGATCGTGTCGTTTGCCAGCTTTAGCTTGTCTGTGGCCGTATCTCTCTGCGCTTTGTATTCGATGGCATTGCCACGGTAATAAAGAGCTAATGAGGATGCAGATACGATAGCGATCAGACATACAACGACGAAAACGATAAGAGCCTTTGCCTTAGAGGTCATCTGCACCTTCCGCAAGACATAGTGAACGCTCCATATCGCGGCGGTTCTGGAGTCCTCGCCACTTCATACCGCCTGCATAGACCCAGCGGCGCATCTCTTCACACGCTCCGGTAACATCGCCAGCATTAAGCTTTTTGAGAAGCGTTGATTTCGAGAAAGCCGATGTGCCAACGTTATAGGTGAAGCTGTAAAGCGCGGCGCGCTGATACTCACCCAACGGAACCTTGACCAGTCCATCTACTGCTTTCTTAACGGGCTGTAGATCATTGCACATCAGGCGTTCGCATTCGCGGTCGGTGTACTTGCGGCCTTTCACAATGTCGTTGCCAGTATGGCCGTCACAAACAGTCCAGACGCCAGCAACATCTTTGTAAGGCTCATACACGCGGCCTTCGACGCCGTCTTTACCACCGATGAACAATGAAGCGATGAGCATTGACCCACCGCCTGCCGCGGCAATTAGCTTGTTACGTAAGCTGGCAGACATAGCCATATTTATTCCTCGCCAAGCTTATCGGATGGGATGTATCCACGCTGCTCAAGTGCTCTTATCTGAGCCAGTGAAACCTTGCGCTTAAAATAGGCATTGATCGCAAACGTCATCAGCGCCAGGACGATACCTGCTATAACGCCGACCGCACTCCATTCATCCGGGCTCAGTCGCGATAAAACGCCATTTGCCACAGCTGAACCAGCCGCGCCGTATGCCGCTCCTGATGCTAGTTTGCTCATATGGTTGATACTCATCTTCACCTCCGTGATTACGGTCGGTGCTGTCTGTAGTCACAATTAAAATTGCGCGCCGCCACAGCGTGAAAGGGTGAGAGTCGATGTGATTGGCGGGCGCAAAAACGAAAGAAGGCCGCTCTATGGCGACCCTCTGTAAATAAAACCCTGACGCATTACGCGATAGTTACTTGCCCCGTCGAGCACAGGGTTAAGCTTGATTTAACGCAAACGCAAGAATGCACGTTAGTGAGATTTGATGTAAATAAAAACGCCCATAAGCCAGCAAGGCTAAGGGCGTTAGAATTAACTAAATTTTTCGCAACTAAATCATGATGATAAGTAGTACTGCGTAGTAACAACTCTTAGCACATTACAATACTTTTTGCGTACGCGTTAGTATTTTTATACTATTTCTATAAGAATTTTCCGCAACAAAACATGGAAGGTTAAAAATGAGTAAAATCAACATCAAGCACGTTATTGTCCACGAGCTTATCAAAGAGGCTCAAAAGGATTTTGATCATTCAAAACCGTATAACCTGCGTGATACTGAACTTGATAAGAGCAATAAGGTCGTACAACAGCTTGTTGATGGAGTTGTTGAGCTTTACGGCACTAAGGGTAATTCCGCGCATTATGGAATTTTCATTCAGAAAGGTGAACACAAAGGTCCAATACCTGAGCTATTTAATCAATATCATCAGTTAGCGGGTTATGATTCAGATAAATTTATTGAACTTAGCCAGCAAATAATGAAGCAAATGTTTGAAGCTGCAAAATCTCAACCTTGGTCATCTGGAGGGTATGTTGTATTCTCGGATTACGTCTTATCAGGAATGCGATATCTTATAGTGACAATGATTAAGAAAACCAACGGTGTGACAATCAGCGACAATTTAGAACCAGAAGAAATGATCCATCTTGAGCTTAGTAATATCAATCAAGCTGCTAAGATAAATTTTCGTTTATATGACGAATATCAAAAAGCAGATGAAGAACAAAAAACTGAATTGAGCTATTTAAGCTTTATAAACAAGGTGACGGGTCAGTCAGCAGCTGCTTATTTCATAGCGGCTTTAGGTTGCGATAAGGGCACAGCTTCGGCTGGTGCAACTAGGAAGTTACCCAATGAAGCCAAGCGCTATTTCAAAAAACATCAGGAGTTAATGGCGCATGCAGATAATTTTAGAAATTCTTTAATTTCTTACATGGAAACCCAATTTAAAGCCAGTAATTCTGCTCGACTATCTGACGTGGAGGCTTTAGCAATAAGTAAATTAAGCTTTCTTGATGAAGAGAAAAGGGATCAATTAGTCCGTGGCCTGATGAAACACCTAAACAACGAAGATAACCAAATCCCCACTGAGTTTGTAATTAACAAGACCTCGTTGGATAAGATAAGAAACGTCATTTTTAAAGATCCTGACTCCCAATATAGCTTTAATTTTGATAAGGATTTGCTCGGCACCACAAGCGATGCTAAAATATTTTATGATGACGAAAAAGGCAACCTAACATTTAACCATTTGCCGCTCGAAGCTAAAAACAAAAATCAAAAAAGCAATTAACGAGATGGGAATGACTACTGTTAGTAGAAAAGGTTAACAATGGCAGACTTAAATGATGTGATAAAACTTTATAGAACATCCGGATGTCCTGAATTCAGGGGGGCTTTTTTTTCTGCATCATTAAATTTTATAGAGAACCGTGAACTTATAGTATCTTTATTTCAAGAAAACACTGGCTTGGGGAGGTTTAAAGATGTAGAAGTTGACGGTGTTGATATAGATGAAGCTAACAAACTACCCAAGAATGGTAAAAAAGTAGTATATACTTTCTCGGTAAATCAAGGTAGCGCTGAGAAATTTTATCCAAGAAGAATTGATTTCTTAATTACCAACACCTTAAAGAGAGGCGAAGTTCCTAATAATTACTATATTACTGAAGACAACTACTGCCCAAAGGATGATTTTAAACCCGATTTTATAATAAAGATTGAAGCAATATGTAAGCTGATTAAAAATCTGGCTAAATTAGCTCATTTTAATGATATAAAGCTAGAGGGAAATGAATCCTTTTATAAACTTGTATTTATATTAAACTCAGAATCCAAATCTTCAACAGCTGTAGTTGAGATAAATCTAGATGAAAGCATTTTGGGCATTGATAATTTAGATACTAGTATAATCGATGCTTTGGCACAGCCTGGAGCAGAAAAAGACATACACTATATTGAGAAACTTAATACTTTCAGAAATACTTTCATTGAATACGTTAACTCATCTTCACGAAACTTCTTTCAGATACTTAAAGGATGGGAGGAGCTTAATAATCTTTATGTGAATAACTTAGCCATATACATGTCTGCATTCTCCTTTCATAAGTCCAGGAAAGAGGTATCTGAAGCCGAGTTAGAATATGCTGAAAAAATTTCTAAAGTCGTGTCAGAACTAACTACGAAAGCATTAGCTATACCTGTATCTATAGCGGCATCAATTGCCACCTTTCAACTTACATCAAAGTCAGAAGCGATAATCGCTCTTATAGGGTTATTCTTAACTTCGCTAATTACCTCTTTAATGTGCTCATCTCAAATGAAGCAATTACAGAGAATAGTACATGCAAAAAACACGCTATTCGATGGCATTGAAAAAAGGCTACTTAGCGAGCAGTCAGAAATAAAATCTCGCTTATCAAGTGCAAAAACGCACCTTCGTGATAATGAGGTTTTTTGCCACAGAGTTTTGGAGTTTTCATTAATTATATCTTGGGTGCCCACAATCATAGGCACCTTAGGATTGATGCAAAGATATCTTTAGAATTTATAATCTAATATGCATAACATTCCTTCTACAAAACCTAACGCAGTCTGTAGGTCTTTCCTTACTGTACCATCCGAGCACTTTCTTTTTTTGCGATTGTTCTTAAAGATAAGCCTAGCACAAAATGGGCTATAATAATTTCATATTCTTCTGGCCTCAGCTGCTTCAATTTGCCCAAACAACTGTCGATTAGAATACCCTCATCGTCACAGCATTGTTGTCTTCCGCTTATACCATAAGGTATTAACCCCTTAAATCCTGCAGCTATGTGTTGCCAATCAACTCCACTGCTATCCGCAGCGGCCCACGCGCCCCAACAATTAAGTATTAGTGACATGTCACGCATATAACTCCCTCCACGCTTTAACTTTACCCGACCACGCCGACAGCAATCGAGTGATCGAGGAACCTGACCAGCAGCTCCACCTGACTGCCGTATTTTTCATCAAATGCCCTCATGTCCCGGTGCAGTTCATCGTGATGCGCCCTGCAAAGCGGTATCACAAATAAATCATGCGCCTTCGTTCCCATTCCCCCCTGACCATGTCCGATGATGTGATGCGGGTCGTCTGCTGGCTTTCCGCAGCATGCACATGGCTGTGCTTTGACCCATCGTGTGTATTTCTCGTTGATCCAGCGAATACGCTTTGGTCGTGCCATGTATGACTGTGGTGATTCAGTATCAATGCTGATGGTCAGCACCTGCTTAACCACTTCTGCCGCTTCCTGAATCATTTGCTTCGCCGATGGTGCCGGGTCTATCCACGCTTCAGGCATTGGACCTGTGACAGCCACAGGCTTTGGCATACGCAGAACGCGGCGGGCATGTGATTCCGGTATCAGGTCGATAACGTCATTCAGACTGGCCCACCAGCACAGTTCCGGCAACGTCATCTGATGGTCCGTTCCTAATCCCATCTGGATGCAAGCAGAGTCGATAATCCACTGCGCCAAATTGACCGCTGCGACATTTTCCAGGATACCAGGTACGCCGTTCAAACGACAGGAATTGTCGCAGGAATAACATAGGCAAAGTGAGCCTGAATCGGTCCGCAGGGTAGTGTAATCGTGATGGTGAAAAGAATCTTTTTCCCGGTACTGGCAGGCTCTGATTTTTGCACCCAGGCATCATGAATTTCCCATCCACCAGCGGCTTTGATCACCCTGCCGTCGGCGAAGAAGGCTTTCAGGCTGGCATCGTCCAGTAGTGGCTGGCTGCTCGAATTTACCAGCCCCGCTGGTAGGTGTGACATGTCACGGGGAAGTGTGCAGACGAGCACGCGCTCACGGAACATCGGTATCAGTTCGCTCCCCGGCTTGAACAAGACAATACCGGTTTTGTTGGCAACATCAGGTGTGAGAATCGCCCTCATGCAGCCACCGCCTGATAAACGCCAATGCTTATCTCAGCAAATCCGCCTTTGGTTACTGGCCCCCACTCCACCGCCATTCTTTTCACCTGGCTGTCATCCCTCCAGATTCCGGCATGAGTCATGCTGTCGAACAGCGCTTTCAGGTAATTGTCCAGGTCACGCTGCCGGCGATCAGGTGGCGAGATGATCACAGTCACCTCTACATCCACCTCAATCGGTTTTGGCTTGCGGCCTAACTGCATATACACAGCCGCAATAGCGTTGGATCGGAAAGAGCGCCCGGAGGCGCTGATTAATACTCCCTTCCCGGTATTTCTCCAGTAGGTGTTTACGGATGGAGGGAATGGCAAAGTTAATTTCATTCATTCCCCTCGCTGTCAGGAACTACAACGCGGGAAAGGCGGTTGCTGACTTCTTGGCGCAGCGCTCGGATGTTGTAACCACATTCATGATCGATGTTGTCGAGTAATGCCAAAACCACATCGAGCGACATGTCGGTTTCTGATAGCACGTCAGCGAAACGCTCAATGACGTCATCAAGCTGTGGATCGTCCTGATACTTCGCCGAAACCCATTCAGCAATATCTTCATGCGCAGCATGTTTGCTGATGAATGAAATGGCTTTATCGACTGTCTCAGCAGGGATAACCAGAAACTCAGGATTGGCAATGCTGTCTGCTGCCCATGTGTGAGCGTATTTCGATTCAGTGTGCGTGTAGGTCGGCTTATCGCCGAACGCGGCAACTACACAGGCCAGCACCTCAATCCCGCTTTGCTGCTGAATGTCTTCACGGCTCAGCGGTAACGTGGTTTCATGAATGCCGATATCGTCAGATTTAACTTCTGATGCGAAGTGCTCACGGGCTTCTCTGATAATCTGCATCGCTTTCAGCGCTTCGAAGTCGCTGGAGAAAACCAGTGTGATTGCGAAGGTCTCTTCTGCAAAATCCACTTCACAATGTTTCGCCACCAACTCCAGTAACTCACGCATCTTGGCAGCGCTGAACTGAGGCATTGCATCATTCAGGGTCAGTTTCTTTTTGCCGCTCGCTTTAGCCTTCTGCAGCTGGGTTTTAGCAACGGTCTCAGCTTTCGCGCCATGCTCACGCACCATGGCTACTGCGGTTGATGCCGCCACTTCACCAGCCTTAACCATCGCGATTAATCCATCACCGGCAGTCAGCAACTGGAGATGATGATCCACATCGGCGGGAGAGCGCTTAACCTTCTTGGCAATTTCAGCAGGCTCCCAGCCTTGGTTTATCAGGCGCTGATATGCTGCTGCGCGTTCCAGTGGCTCAAGTGCACGGCCCTGACTGCTTGTCACCATGAAGGCAATGCGATCGGCTTCGCTGCCAACGAAGTCTTTGCACTCCAGGCGGATATCGTAACCTGCTTCCTGTGCCATCTTCGCGCCATGCCAGCGGTGATGACCGTCGATAATCTTAATACCCTGCTCTGTGACCTGAACGGTCAGTGGCGGGACATGCTCACCTGCAATGTACGCATCGCGGAATTCTTCGACGTGGGTCTGATCAATGTCGCGGACGTTATAACCCGGCTCGATGTACAGCTCATCAACGCCCAACAGATGGGTTTTACGAACGGTGATATCGGTGTTGCTGTCGTCTTTGTTTTTATAGACCTGATTTAAATTGCTCATGCTTTGTGAAACTCCCACGCCAGATAAATAGTCAAACTGATGATTGCCAGAATCGAAACTCGCGCGCCGATGTAAAATCCTGCGTTGCACTGGAAATGCGCTTTAATCGGTCTCATCGGCTGTAACTCCTGCCCAGAAGCGGGTCAGGCTCTGGCTTGGGCGCTCGGATGTTGCCCTCTTCCATGCAGCGCTGATGCTGATAAATGGCTTTTTCTTGCAAGCCAGGACGGCTGGTAGAGTTACGTGCTTGTGCCCATGCCTGTCCGGCGCGATACCAGCAATTACGTGACTGAAGCTCTTCAGCCAGTTTCGCAAGGCGCAGATACTCAGTTTCGGCAATGCCATCGGCCTCAACAGCGAAATGAAGGGAGTAACCGTCATTCCATACATCACAGTTGGCTAGCATGATCTTGAGTGTGCTCTTCACCGTTATGTAAGTACGTCCAATTGCTTGAGCAATCTGCGCCGGAGTCTGGCCGGGGTTCGCCACCAGGTGAGCCAGAATCAGCGATTCAGTGTTAACTGCGTGCTTCATGGTTAAGCCCCCTTGAATCCGTCAGGAATCTGGTAATCCATGCTCGCCACCTGTGTGGTGTCGCGCTGCCACTTGCCTTTGACGCATGGCGGACGGCCAGCGCGCTCCCATGCCTGAGCCGAACCGAGGTATGCGGGGAACTTTCCCTGACGGAAAATCGTTTCCGGGCGGACGTAGTCGCGCATCTTGGCGTCATCGGACCATTTAGCGATGGTGTAATCCACGGCGAGGATCAGCTCATCGGCGGTAAAATCCTCTAACAGGCGACCACGGATTGGGCCTAGCGATGAACGAGATTTCTGGTAACGAAGACCAGCGGCACGGTTCAGATGCTCAAGAACCTTGAACTCATCCAGCTCATCGTCGGGTTTCGCAGAAACCGGACAAGAGTCTTTACCTGTAATCTCTGTAGTATTCTCTGTTGTATTCTCTGTAAGAACAGGGCGTTTTGCCCCGATGGATGAGGGCAGATTGCCACCAATCGAAGATGGTGTTTTTGCCCTGCTCGATGAGGTGGAATTTGCACCCTTCGATGAGGGCAAATTGCACTCATCGGTTAGCAGTGGGTTGTCATAGTTAATTGCGTAGAAATTGGTGCGGTCATGTTTAGACTTGTTCCACTGTTCCACATGAATCAGACCATGTTTTTTCAGGCTGTTAAGTGCGCGCTTGACCGTATCTGACGACCAGAACGGGAACTGCTCATTCCACTGCTCATGTGTGTTGTACACCCACTTACGGCCAGCCTTTTCAACGCCAGACGGCGTGTCTTCCAACCAGTAGCAAATCTGCTGAAGCACGATTGCTTCGTTGAGACCGATACGGCAGGCAAGCACAGGGCTAACCACCAGCGGTTTCACTTTCAGAAGTAAACTCATGTGGTGCCTCTATTTCCCGAAAGTCGCGGAGGAACATTTCCAGAGGGCTAAAGCACTCTCCATGTTCGTAACCGGGTATGAGGTAGATAACCCGTCCAGTGTCTCACTCCCAACGAATGACATGCACAGCGATGCCTCTTCGGTTGGTGAACCAGCGATCAACGATTCGCATATGGAACCCTCTGGTTTACGGTAAAAATCATTCCACGCGTTGCCCACTACCAGATGATCCACTGAGTGGTAGTTGTTCACCCCACCAGCACCAGGTATGATTTGCTCATACCGAATGCCGCTAACCTCCACGCGACACCGGAATTGCAAGACAGGTCTTGTATGATTTATGCTGGACATATCGTTGTTTCTCCACGCTGGACGATTTGACGATGCCGAACGCTCTGGTCTGCAAACCGGGGCGTTCAACTTTTCTGCTCTACTCACTTCATACCTCCGCCGACTGAACCTGCATCCCGGCAACTTCCACCTTGCGGTTAGCCATGAACATATCCACGTTGTGTTCTGAGACGCTTGCGCCATACAGCGCGAGGAAGCCAAAGAAACCGTGCATCTGGTGGCGAATCTTTTGCTGAAATAAACCGGAAAGCTTCTTCAACTCTTGCTTGTCAATCACGCCATCAGCTGCGGCTTCCTGTTTGGCAATCGCCAGTTGGCCAGCTGCTGCGTTAGAGCGCATCTCAATGTCGAACAAATCAACCTTGTCCACATTCTGTACGGAGGCAATGTCCACCAGCGTTAAGCCACGGCGGTTAGCGAAGTACTCAGCCAGGTGATTACTCTTGGACAGGTCTTCCATCTGCTGCAGCTCATCCATGGTGAAAAAGCGACTTCCGCACTTCCGGTACAGGTGGTTTTGGAACTGATCGATGGTCATACCCATGTCAGAAGCCATGCCCAAACGACCATGTGGATGCGCTTTGCACATCAGGCGGATCGCTATGTTTATGGTGTCTACCATTTCTATTTCCCTGTTGTAGTTACCGCTAAGCTGCGGTGGCTTTAGAATTCAGTTCGGGCCAGATTTTCATCCAGTCTTCCGGGTGAAGGTCTTTCCTGCTTACTGCACCTGATGAATTAATTTCGATAAGAACTGATAACGCTGGGCCAAGCTTTTGGCCTTTACTGATTGCTTTGCGCAGGTACTCAAGTGACGTTTCGCAATTAGCGGCGAAGTCCCGTTGCTTACCCAACGCAAGGCCATTTAGATACGCTCTTAACGTTTCCATGAAGCCTCCTGTGATTGATGAAAATGAGTATACCCGTAAGTATATTTTATTCAATACCTGAGAGTCATTTACCTGAGAGTAAATTTTCGTATGATTCGGGTATGAAAATTGAATCAGGCAATGACATCTTCGAAATCCGCAGGCAGAAACTGCAGGAATTGGTAGATGGATATGAGACACAAAGAAAATTTGCTGAAGCGGCAGGGCTAGACGCGACCGTTGTTTCTCGAATGCTCTATCCAGCAGGAAAAGCCAACAAGCGAAACATTGGAGAGCAGTCCGCTCGTCAAATCGAAGAATCTTTAAAGCTCAGTCGAGGCTGGCTGGATGGTTTGGTTAAACCTGAGCCATCAAACGTGGCCTTCGCTGGCATGAATGAACCAAAGGGAAGTTTCCCAGTTATCAGCTGGGTTAGCGCAGGACAATGGATGGAAGCTGTAGAACCCTATCACCGCAAGAGTGTTGATCGCTGGTATGAGACGACTGTTGATTGCTCAGAGAATGCATTCTGGCTTGATGTTAAGGGTGACTCGATGACAGCTCCAGCTGGCCTGAGCATTCCTGAAGGTATGGCAATCTTGATTGACCCCGAGGTTGAGGCTCGTAACGGGAAGCTGGTTGTCGCCAAGCTCGACAATGAGAACGAAGCAACCTTCAAAAAGTTGGTAATTGATGCGGGCAGAAAGTTCCTCAAGCCCTTAAACCCTCAATACCCAATGACAGAAATCAATGGCAACTGCCGGATCATAGGTGTGGTTGTCGATGCGAAGGTTACCAACTTGCCCTGACTTGAATGATTCTTCCCCTGACCCGGCCACAGCGCCGGGTTTTTTATTGCCTCAACCCCCCTTAAAAATTTATTTTCATATAAAACAGCGTAGTATACCTAAAAGTACAATTAATTTACCTTTGAGTATTTACACTCAATATACTCGAAAGTATATTTAACTCATCGGATAGATGCCGACTGATGTGGAAAGCTGTATCGGGATGATTCGCGATTAAGCAGGATGATGGATATGAATTACTCGTTCTTTGAGCACCTAAATGTTATTGCTCCCGGCTCGGTTAGCATTAACAAAGAGTTAGGCGAAGTTAAGGTTTACGGCTGGGACTTAAAAGAACTTGTAAATCCCTATTGCTGTGAGTGTGGCACCAAGAACGTCAAAGGCGATGCCAATGGGTTTGTTGCTTCTCCATCTGATCGTGAAGACGCGTTCCCTAAAAGCATCTTCCTGATAGATGGCAGTTTTCAAAGGGTGATTTATCCATTCGCCGATGCCAATGAAAACACAGCCGAGAGAGATAGCTCCTGTTGCTGCTGTAGGAAAAGCAGGAAATGCACCAGCGCCAGTGAGAAGAAACACTGCGCCTCCAAGGGCGATCAGGACCTTGTACCAGGCATTAAGGGCAAGTTGAGAAAGTGGATTTTGCAAGCTTACGAATTCCTTTTTCAGCCGCTTTAGAGATGCATAAAGATTATCCGATTACTTAGCTTGTTGGAATTATCTGGGTTGGATTTTTGCGGAGGTTGTCAGGTGAGTAAATTGCCAATGATGGTCAAGCAGATGACGGCTACAGCATTGGGGATTTGATTACCTTCCTTAAGCTTTTCCCAAATGCTGAGCTGATATGTGATGCAGATACTGGTGTGCTGAGTGTTGATCTTGACGAAGTGCAGTTACCCTCAAAGAGTCCGTTTTGAAGGCTGTGTGTAGTGGAAAGAGAGATATTGTTTTATTTAAGCGGTTGCTCCGGGGCTTTCACCCTTTGTAGGAGAGGGAAGATAGTGTTCGACCCGGTAACCGCCACTTTTTAGCGAGGTTATTGATGGCTAACAAATCAAAAAGCGCCGCAAGTGGACGCTTAAAAGTTGTCGAGACCAAGCCGTTCGCAATTCAAAACGGGCCGGTTTTCATTGATGTATCGGTGATTAAGCAGGCTTCGCTGACGAAAGAATCTTAATGATTGTTTGCTTCGCTCCCTGGACCGCTTCCTCTTGTCCAGGAATATTTAAAGGTGCTGATTTAACAAATTCACAAGCCTTATCTTTATCAATAAGGCCTGAATTAATTAGCGCAGCTATGAGGCTAACGGTGATTTCTGTTCTTACCGTTAAGTTTGCGAAGTTGGCGTCATAATGCTTTTGCGCGGCTTTAAGTCTATCAATGTCGAAATTTAATGCGTTGATTTGAGCCTGAAGTCCATTGATATCCATAAGATTCTCTAAATTCTGTGTAGGAATGAACAGCATACCATCGAGCCTGATGTGGTGAAAAGACAGGCACACAACGATGAGAGCATTTGGCGGGCGTAAATGGGCGCGCCACAGAGGCGCTAAGTGCTCTCAACGTTGTGGTGAATGCGGCTATGCGCTCGTGGTGAACTGATACCAACTTTCATGCGGTCAGTTGGTGCTTCAAGTCTAAGTCACCGCTCTGGACCTTGTCAGTTCGGCCAGAGCACCGGGAGGCACCCGGCACCGCAATACCTTTCATAGCGTGGAGTTAACCGGCTGCAGGTTTTGCAGAACCTGCCAGCCAATTTTATGAATCCCTCAGTGATTTATTGCCATCAAAGGCAAGGGATTCGTGCAAACAAAAAACAGCGTGGAGGAAGTATGCAACACCCTAAAGACCACATCACTGTAGGCATCATCACCCTGCCCTACAGCATCATTTTGGCGGGTTGGATCATGCCTGACGGCTCAGTAATCCATAACCCTGTTGCAGCACAGAACGCAGCTGAGCGACTCAACAACGCTCACCGTACCATTCACTAAGGGCCACCAGCATGTTTAATAAATTATCAAATAAAGAGCTGGTTTCGGTCACTCACGACCTGGCTAAAACATTGGGCGCTGACACCCCACTACTAGATATTGCAAAGCTACTGGCGGAATCAGCTACACGTCTCGATGTTGCGATTGCTCGCGGTAATGAGCTGCAGCGGAAAGTGGAAGACACAGAAGCACTGATGCTGGCTATGCGTGATGATTCGCGTGAGTCGCGCTCGAAGCTGGAGTTGGTCACAGCAGAGTGCGCAGCGTTGGTTAATTACATCGATGGCGAGTGCTACACCGAGAGCAAACGAACTGGCGTCTACACATGTGCCGGCATCAATAAGCCAGCTTCTCCAGCTACTGATGCCATGGTCAATGAGATTCGCGCTGAAGGTGTCGAGTTGGCTATCAATTACCTGATGAATAAGTTTGAAGGCACTGGTCATATCGGCGTTCCAGTAATGGCTCTTGAATCTCTTGCCAACCAACTCCGGGCCGATGCAGCTAAGGATGGTGAGTGATGGCTACCAAAAATGAACGTCTGGAACATGCCAACCAACTCATTCAGGTTATCTCAGCACACGGGCGGCGGTTCTTCTATAACGACAGCACCGACATGACTTCTAAGCTGCTTGTAGATAAGCGCGGTCGTGTTTGGTTCCTAGATGATTACACGCTCAAGTGGGTTTTCACGCACAAAACCACCTGGACAAACAAATGGCGTGGTTTCTCTCACGGGGGAACCTTGCGCGGTTTAGTTGAAATGATGCGCGACTACATCATCCACGGCACCCAAATCCACCCCTACTATCTTGGTATGGAGCGCCGCAATGTTTATGACGGCAATATATGGGGCTACCCAGACGATGCCATCAAAGCGGTTCGCGATCAGGCATCACTTTTGCCAATCATTGCAGAGGTGAAAAGCCATGCGTGAACGTCCAATCATCTTTAACAGCGAAATGGTTCGTGCAGTTATGGAAGGCAGGAAGGTGCAGACGCGCCGGATCATCAAGCTAGACCATGAGCGTGGAATGCAAAATCCGGTTGTTCGCGGTAAATGTGGCGCGGTGAGCTATGTCGGCTGTCGCCTTGCTGCCAATCTATGCCCGTTCGGTGCAGTAGGTGATCGTTTGTGGGTGCGTGAGACGTGGAGTGAAGACTTTGCGAATTACTACCCAAATGACCGTGTCTGGTACGCAGCTGATGACGATCGCCGCTTGGACATTGAAGTCGTGGATGGTGTGCGCGGTATTTTCAGCCCTGAAAGCGATGTGCATGTTCCTTTCCGCTGGCGTCCATCCATCCACATTCCGCGCTGGGCTTCCCGCATAACGCTGGAGATTACCGGTGTTCGTGTGGAGCGGTTGCAAGATATCAGCGAGGCTGATTGTGCAGCGGAAGGTTTAGGCAGTCCATTTCTACGCGATTACAAAAAGCCCAAGTTCGCAGCGTTGTGGCAGTCCATCTACGGAGAGGAAAGCTGGCAGGCTAACCCGTGGGTGTGGGTAATTGAGTTCAAGCGCGTGGAGGGTGAGTGATGAGCAAGGTGAAATTTTCTGCCCTCCAGGACATCAGTTCAAGTGCTGCCGAGGTGCTACTGGCTATCGCTGGGAAGCATGAGGATGTAAGCAAGAACGACAGCACCGAGATGTGCCGTCTATGGGACAACCTAAACGACCATTCCGCTCCACCAGCGGTGGTGAAATCAATGGCCGATGAGCTTATTAACCTGCGAAAACAAAACCAGCGGCTGCTCGCGCAACGTATTGCTGACCGTCGAAGATTTTCCAACCCTGCTCCAATTGAACTCCTCTCATTGGTATGCAGTGAAACAAAGACCGGAAAAGAGTTGTTTATGCATGACATCAAGAAAATTTGTCTTGGTCATGGATACACAGAGCAGAATTGGAATAAAGGTTCTCATGACTGGGGTGATTTATACGACCAAGGCTATCGGGATGCGGGAGAGGCTTTCCAGGAAGCGCGGAGGTGTGAGTGATGGCAATGTCACCCACCGAACGCAAAGCAGCGCAGCGGGCACGTCAGGCCGCTGCCGGTGAAACAAAGGTTGAACTGGTACTTGATGCCGAAGAGGTGCAAATGCTCGATTACGATTGCTCTCAACGCCGTCCAGGTCGTGAGCCATACAGTCGGGAAGAACTGGTGTCGCTCATGATTCGCAAGTATCACGCAGAGCTACTGGCTACGCAGGAAGAGTTGAGTGGGCGGCAGTGCGGGAAGTGTGGCGATCAACTGCCGGTGCAGGATTGCCCGTGCAAGGGCGAAGCGGCCTGTTGGGTCAACCTTGGTTGGCACGAAACGAAATTATCACTGTGACATGTCACAGCAACTAACGCCTGTTGCAGCAGGTAAAGCGTGGAGATTGGAGATGGCTATGCAGAACGACATAATTTCCGATGCTGACATCGAAAAATTAACCGGCTACAAGATTCCTTCGAAACAGTGCAATTGCCTAAAGCAGGCTGGCATCTTCTTCGTTGTGAGACGTGATGGCCGTCCAAGAACAACCTGGCAGCACTTTAACGATCCGATCACGCATCGCAAAGTGGCTGAACAGGAAACCCATGAACCAAACTTTGGCGCGCTGGATTAATGGCAAGAACAAGAAAAAATACTGAAGACGCATGGATGCCGCCGCGAGTATATCGCGGCCGTTCAGCTTACGAGTTCCACCCTAAGAATGGCGGCGCTATTCGCCTGTGCAGTCTTGATGCTGTGCAGTCAAAGGTTTGGGCAGCGTATGAAGCGTTGATCAACGAGATACCCGACGACAAGCTGTTAGCATCACTGGCTGACCGATTCTTTAAGTCGGCAGATTTCTTTGAGTTGGCGCGGGAAACACAGAAGGACTACCTCAAGTATTCAAAAAATGTTTTGTCTGTCTTTGGTGCCATGCCTTCTGATGCGATCAAGCCTGAGCACATCAGGAAGTACATGGACAAGCGAGGATTGAAAAGCCGCGTCCAGGCTAACCGTGAGAAGGCATTTATGTCCCGTATGTATCGCTGGGGATATGAGCGCGGCATGGTGAAGGGGAATCCTACAAAGGGCGTGAAGAAGTTCAAAGAGGAGTCTCGTGACCGCTACGTCACAGATGCGGAATATCAGGCACTGTATTCGTGTGCGCCGGATATTGTGAAGGTGGCAATGGAGCTGGCCTATTTATGCTGTGCCAGACAAGCAGATATCCTTTCCATGAAAAAGAGCCAAATCGTGGAAGAAGGTATTTTAATTAAGCAGAGTAAAACAAGCGTAGCGCAAATTAAAGGCTGGTCCCCTCGCCTAACTACTGTGATCAGCATGGCTGGAGAGCTGACCCTTAAGCCTGGCATGAGCAGTATATTCATCATCCACCAGCCAAACGGTTCAGGCTATACGCGCGATGGCTTTAACAGTCGCTGGAGTTCAGCGCGTGAAGAGGCCCGCGTTAAATTTCCAGAACTGCTTTTTGATTTCACTTTCCACGATCTGAAAGCAAAAGGTGTGTCCGACCTTGAGGGTGATCTTTATGAGAAGAGAGCCATCACCGGGCATAAGAACGTGGAACAAACCGCAGCATACGACCGCAAGATTGTTGTTGTTCCGGTGGTCGGCGGTCAGAAAAAGAGTGTCTGA